GGCTGTTGCTATGGCTGGACCACATGCTTTAGCATTCATAAGCAAGCCATTTGCTGTACCATTGAGCAGGTAAATGGGAGGGGTGCTGGCATCAGTTTGACAACTAATACCTTGAAAATCGCCTATAAAGGCAAATGTTTCTTCATCACCATTCTTTCCCATCGATACCGCAGCATTGCCCGCTGATGAAAGCTGTTTTCCAGGATTCGCTGTTCCAAGAAATCCAGCACGAGCTGTTTGTGATACATTCCGGTTCCCGTTTTTTGCGACATGTTTCTTTTCCACGTCACGTTCAACTTTTTTTTCGATTTTCTTTTCTTCTTTCTTCGCGTTTCCACTCAGGCCTTTTGCTTTTGCAATTTCCTTTTTGTGTTTACGCTTCATTTTTTTCTTTTCTTTCTTTTCTTTTAATTGTGATTCTGTTAATTGCGAGGATTTTTTGGCCTTCGGGGGCATGTTAATCTCTCTTTTTAATCACGGCTAACCATTAAACACACGGACCGAGATCGTTTTTCCATTGGCTTTTATAATTTTGGGCAGTGGCGAAACCAGTACCTCTATTTATTTTAACCCAATCTAAACAACAAAATCGAAACATGGCTAACAATTTACCGTGTGGACCAAAATCCCACAATGTGGTGGCGACGCAATTAAGCTACGCAACAAGAACACACTAACTATCACAATTGGCAGCAGTCAGCACACCCTACCAAGGTGTGGCTGTGATTAGCTTGCACCAGAACAACTCACGGACACTTAAGTTCCTAGAGACGCGAAAAGCCAGCCTAGACGGCCCACTTACGCTATCACGTTCCCGTTACAAACACTATCTTCCTGGACTGACAATACTTGGGCGCCGCAAAAGCATGAGGTTAAAAACCAACATGCAAAACACGAACGGCGCCCTCGGGCAAAAATTGTTTACGTAATTTCTCTTTAGTAAATACGTAGTCGACAGACCCATCGGGTTGAACAAAAGCTCCTTTCGGAATGCTAATTTCTTCATTATGATCGACAAAAAATTTTTCGCACCATTTTGTTAAAAGTATGAAAAGAGGTCGGTCCGGCCAGCTCTCCTGACGGAGATTAAGAAGCTTAGACAACTGAGCCGAACGATCTGATGATCGGTGAATATAATACGCATCAACCATTTTGTTGCGGTCGGGATATGCCAACCAACAACCCCATTCGGAATATTTAAACTTGCGCCCAAGAAATTCAACGTCTTCAATTTTATATGAAGCGACGACATGCTTGAGTGCAAAACCAAACACTTTATTCACAACAGCTTTCCATTTTTCAACAGAAAACCATGGACAATGTTTAATTCGAAGGGCGGCTAAAAAATCATCTCCCTGAACTTTAAACCGAAAATAACGCAAAATTTCTTCTGCAGTAATATCGGGTTTCATTATGATTAATGCCGCTAATGTCAACGCAATATTCATTTTTGAATTGCGCCGAAGCGTACTTGGATCACCTGATTTCATCCCATTCAAAACATGAAAAATATCTCCTTTCTCTAACATAATAAATGACTGAACTGAGTCAAAGAAAAGGTTTCTTAATCTGTTTGAATGAGGTCCCGGTAAGATCCATTCCGGGGGAAAAGACATTTTTTCCATTTCAAAGGCAAGCGACATCAACGGCGACTGGACTGTTCTGTCCCACGCCGAAACGTCTGACTCAATGAATAGGATTGGTTCGTCTTTATCACAAGAATCTTCAAACTTAAGCCATCGCACAAGCTTGTCTGCACCACGATACTTATCAGTGAAACCCATCGAAAAAGGAAGATTATTCCAATTTTCAGATATGGAGTCATCATAAGCTGAATAATATTGCATCGTTAATAATTG